TATAGCTGTTAATGAAGATATTATAATAATACAGATTTCTCAAGTGTCAAGAGATTACTCAAGAAATCAAATAATGGATTTATATGCAGCAAAAGGAAGTGGAGCAATAGAGAATGCATCACGGAAAGTTATAGGAATTACAGGCTCATCAGACGACACAGGGAAAAAGGTATCACTGTTCAAGAACAGCGATGGTGATCTCTTCGATGTCAAGCTTGAATGGACACCCTCATTTAGACTGAAAAGGCAGGAACCTGAGAAAGTTCATACTAAACCAGTGAATAAGAAATTCACTATAGTGGAGGAATAATGGCAACAACAAAAGAACTTGTTGGGGAACTCATAGATGTAAATCAACAGATTGAGACCCTAGAGCAAGGAAGTGACATTGACATGGAGCAGCACAAAAGCCTCGAAGAGGCGAAAATGACACTGCACAAAGAAGTCAAAAATAAAATCCAAAATGTCGACTACTTTATGGTCGAACTTAACAAGAAAGAACACTTGATTGACGCTGAGGTTGAAGCACTAAAAGATGAAATTGACAGACTAAAATCAAGAAGAAGAGGATTAGTACGAACTAAAGACTACTTCAACAAACAATTGTTACCAGCTGTTATATTAGAGATTGGGAATGATGATGGAATATATGAAACTAGTACCGCAAGGTATAAGCTCTATGAAACATTTGGCCCAGTTGATATTGATCCTCATAGTTTACCAGATGACTTTAAGAAAGTTGAGATACTTGAGAAACTGGATAAGGTAAAGGCTCGAAAAGCCGCAATATCAGCATTTAATGCTGGACAAGAAATGCCACCTGGCATTGATATAAAGAAAGTCAAAAGAGTAAAGAGATCGTAATCAGACTCATTATTATCTCTTGCAACCTCTATTCTTTTGGCTATAAATTATCTGGGCTTAGTTGTTCTAATAGGAGCATGTGTTGGGCATGTTACGCGCACAGCGTTGTATAATAAGGCCATTGGCACACTAAGCCCATTTAATGATGAAGTATGATAAAGAAACATTTCGTGAGGTATTAGAACCTCATCATCGTACTTATTGGAAGATTGCTTACACAAAGCTACAGAGAAAGATGCAAAGTCTCAAATCCTCCCTTAAGAAACGATCCGAAGACTCAGAAGTAGTATTCGATATTACTATGGATGAACTTCGGGAAATGTTTTATACTTCATATGGTAAAGGTTGCAAATACTGCGACAGAAAAATGACTCTAAGAAATATGGTATGTGACCATATTGTCCCGCTAGCTAAAAGTGGAGATTCAGTAGTCAAAAATCTGCAGCTAATTTGCAAATCATGTAATACCAGGAAAGGCCCATTGGACGAAGATGAATTTGAAAATCTTATAAAATGGGTAGAACAATTAAAAGATGAAACTAAAGAATATGTGCTGCGAAAGCTCGCAAAAGGAGGAAGATATTAATGAAATTAGATCAAGAACAATATGAAATTATGATGACAGCTTTGCAAAATTATAGGGGAGAACTCTATATAAATAGTGGTGACACTACTGTCTTAAATAAGGTCAATGACCTTTGTCAAGCAATTGAAGATGAGAAAAAGGCATTAGACTTAGATCAGAAAAAGATACCCGTTACTGAAGATATGTATGAACCTAAAACAAAAGAAATAACAATGGCTGAAGCTGTAGACTTTATTCCAGATGTTGGTTCTGAAACTGGTATAGAGCGTGATTACGCTAATCAAGGTAAGCCGAATTGTGAGGCTTGCGATGATTAATGATGCACAACTATCATTTGCAGAAAGAAATATAAATAGAACGAACAGGGCAGAAAAATGTGCTGTTGAATATTTTGATAAGAACAAATTAAAGTATGTAAGATATGGATTCGATGAAAAGAACAGAAGAATTGAATCTGCTATATGGTGGAACTTACCTGAAGTGGTTAGATCATCTCCAGACTTTATTGTTTCAAATGATTCCACAGTATTCGTTGAAGCAAAAGGATATAGAGGAGATTTAAAAATAAAGGTAAATGACTTAATAGCCTATGAACATTGGAATATGATAATGCCATTATGGTTATATATCAGAAATTTTGATACTAGTGAAGAGCAAATGATAGATTTCAAAAATATGAAAAAGAAGATATATGAATGTGAAACTGGACAATACCAAGATAATGGAAAAACATATTTTATATATCGTTAGGAATACAAATGAACAATAAACAAATACTAAAAAACAAACTTGTGCATTTAGAACAAGCTCTAATGGAAGCTGACTTTGCAATGAGAGCAATGGCTCAAAGAGTAGATGAAATGCAAAGTAAAATAAATAAGTATAAAATCACAAATGATCCAAAAATCTTGGAGCAGAATAATGATTTAATACTTGATTTAATCAAAGAAAGGCTAAGAGTAGGTGCAAAAACATACCATCAAAATGTACCTATTATGCCAAGAGATGACATCACAAGAGACAATTTTTATGAAGCTGTTGAAGAAGCACTAGATTTATCCGTATATTTAAGTGCTTATATGTTGAGGCTGATGGAGGAGAAGGAGCGAAGAGAGGGCGAACCGACTACAGCAGACGAACATAATAAGGAAGTTCTTGAAGAGGTCAAAGATGAAAAAACTAAGGAAAGCACAGCTTGAATGTGCTAATTGGAATGTTGGGAACTGCCTTGGTTGTGATCTATATATTGACAGAGGATACTTAAAAAGAAATAATTGGGTACCAGTCTTCCAATATCTAGATTCAGGTAAGGTTGGTGAACCTTGTTCAGTAGAGAAAGGATGCAAATACTTCGATAAATTCGTAGCACGATAGGTTACAACTTGACTTAGCGTTCCTTTCCGCTAAGGTAACTTATCTCTCCCCAGGGGAGGACACTAAAGGGTTTTTACTATTGGCCCTGTTCTCCCCTATCTATTCTTTCCAAGTTCTATCTTTACTCTTATAATAATCTATAAGAGAGCCACTAGCTAAAATGAGTAGGGCTGCAACACTTAAACCGCCAAGACCCATAGCAGCATGTCTCATTAGCCAAAATGGACTAATCATTTTTCTTTGAAATATCTTTTGTTTTAAATAGCCGCCATGTTTCTTTAATAGCTCATCTATTCTAATAGAGTCTTGTTTGTTAATTCCAGGAAACTTATCATTTGTAACTAAATTTTTTAATTTTTCTTTAGTATTGTATTTTTTAACAGTTTGTTTTACAATTTCTTTTTTTCTCTTAACTGGTAAATCATCTTGAATGTCTGTCATTACTTCAGGAATACTTATTTCTCTAGGTGGAGCTATATTTAAAACATTTTTTCCACCAAGTTTCATTCCAAATAAATCTCTTTTATCATTAGCATAAAATTTTACTTTTGTAGGATTCCTTTCGTCCCATTCAACAATGCCCTGATACCCTCCCCAATCGTAATTAGGTTTCATATTTGGAGAAACTTTAAAAAATATCCTTTCCTCACCTTTTTTACCAAAAGATTTAAATGCTCTTTCTGGCGAAGCTTTATTCATTTTTGCAATAGCAACCTTAACTTTATTAGGAGTTAAATTATCTAACCCTATTTCGTTAAACCTGATAAATGTATTAAAAACTGGTTTATCAAATTGAATACCCCTCATTACATCCCCAACTTTAGCTCCTTGTGTATGTTCTAAAAATCTTATTTTATCTAAATTTTTCATACCAGGCTGATTTTTTACCATATATTCAGCTATTTCATTAGTGCCTCCTAGGCTAGCTAAGGCTCTTTTTTTACTGACAGGCTCTACCCATTGCTTAGCATATCTAGCAACATCATCCATCTCTGGAGGATTCTTCCTATGTAAAAATCTATTTGAATAGTCATTTATAAGTTTATAATGCTGCTGTCTTTGTTTAGTGGCAAGAGTTCTTCTACTTTCTCTAAATATTGATTCAGCTTCTTTATTTTTAAATTTATCCTTACCATCTGATCCTACTTTAATTTGTCTCCCCATTTCTTCTTGTAAATTACCAATATCATCCTGCAATTTTAATAATTCATTATATCCTCTAGTAGACATACCAGTTTTTTTATAGGCATAAGATGTTCTAGGATCAACTAAATCTCTCATAACAGGTAAAGCGTTAGCCGCCACTTCTCTACCAGTTGCTATTGCCTGGTTACCCCTTCCACCGCCATAAAATCCTCTTAAAAAATTATATGGATATTGTGCTAATCTCGATCTATTATCTCCAGTCATCATCATTACACCAGCACTCCCAGCGGCTGTAAGAGCTAATTGCGTCTTATGTTCCTCAAGCAATGCACGCATATCTATCTGCTCATCCTTTGGTATATAATCATGAGCCACTAAAATACCCTAGGTTTGAGAGTTTTCTCATCTTTATATTTCTTAACTTGTCTTGGTATTTGCTGATACGGGATACCACTAATCTTTTCTATAGCTCTTGAAGGATTCTCAATTAAGCCACCTTTTCCTCCTTCAAAAACATTGCCCAAAACATCATATCCCATT